AAAGACCTTAAAAGAATCGACATACTTGGCATCAAGCTTATCCATATTTGCCAATCCCGCTTTAATCTCTGAAGGCTTGGTAAGTTCGGTCTGTTCATCTGATTTGTCGATGTAGAGCAGTCCCTTGCCACCGGCTTTCTTATAAGCATCCGTCGCCCATCCCTCATGAATGGGCTGCACATCTTGAAGCCAGTGCTTCTTCTGATCGTCCGTAACCAGAAAGTTAGGGCCGCGCTTGACGATCTCGACGACCTCTCCGCCCTTCAGGCGACAGGAGTCGCCGACTCGAAAGATCTCTCCGCAGACATATGCCTCGCGAATGGAAGACAGAGGAGTGAGCTGGACGTGTTCGCGAAAGTTGGTCGTCTCCTTTAGTCCCATGCGCTTGCGAAGGAGATTGAATACGGAGATTGAATCTTCGTAACCTCTTGGAAGGCCCTTCGAGAACGCTACTAGGTCTCCGTCCCTTGCCGCCTGACGCATCTTGGAGGCCGACATGCCTTCGACGTCGTCTGAGTCCGGATCACGATCACCTGCCGAGACTACATCAATGCCGCCAGGAAAGTCGTAGAAGCCGCCGTCCTTGAGCTGCTGACCCTCGTACTTCTTCAGGAGCTTCGAGAACTCCTCGACTCGATCCTCACCGACGACCAAGACGAAGCGAGTGAATCCGTCATTGTATGCCTTCTGAGCGATGTCGAAGATCGTCTTGATCGACTTGTCCTCGACGATGTTGCGTCCGTGCTTGGGAAACATTGAACGCATGAGCTTCACCTTCTCGGAGTACTGAAGGGGATTCTTGTTCTCGTCCGTAGACTGAGAAGCGTAGATCTTATAGGTGCCGCCGGCCGCTTCTGAAGCAACAGCGTTCAGGAGCTTCTCATGACCGATGGTAGGAGGATTGAAGCGACCAAAGGTGACCGTGATCTCCTTGATCGTCGCTTCGAGGAACTGACGAAATGATTTGATGTGACCCATGATGTAGAGTTATTTACTTGAGGTTCAGATACTGCCTCTTGGCTCGGCGCTTGGCGCGCTCGATCACTCTACGGGAATTAGCTTTGCGATATGGAAGGCCGACCTCGCGAAGGCAGCGATGGCGCTTATACGTCTGAAGGTTGATCAGGCCGTCGTCGTCGACGTTGTCGAACGTGTAGTCTACGGGCAGACGGTCGTTGAACGTGATGGAGGTATTCGTGTTTCCCATAAGATATGTACGTATTTATACGAACTGTGTATTCAATGAAAAACCCACGGAGGTTAGTCCGTGGGTCTCATCGATGATATTTATTACTTCTAATGCTCCCAGCCCTTGACGACGTCTGGACTGAAGTTAGCCCTCGAGAAGCCGAGGCGATCGACGAGCTTGACCGTGTTACCTCCCATGGGATCTCCGACCACGTATCCTTCTTGGCCAGTCTTCTCATATCCGGCCTTCGTCTTGAGGAAAGTATTCACGCCGCCAAGCTGATTCAGCTTCGAGATCAGGAGCTTCTTGGCATCCACTAAGATCTGCTGAAGAGTAAAGATGAGGACCAGGTTGTTCACGTTGTCGCTCGAGAAGAACTCCATGCGAGCCTGACGACGAGCGTCGACGGCTTCTTTGCCCTTCGTCGTCTTCTTCTCAGCCGCTTCCTTATCGAATCGAGCCTTCATCCAGTTCATCAGGCCGGCCACGTGCTTAGCCGGATCGCCGATCTCTTGGCCGGAACGGACCTTGGAGTTGGCATAGGTTTCCAGCTCTTGAGCCAGATCCGGATTCGACTCGATCGCATTGAGTGTGTTTGGAGAGATCTTGGAGAGCGTCTGATCGGCCTGCTTCAGGAGCTTGTCGATCTGCATCAGATCTTCGGGCCTCACGTCCGCAGCCGTCATGCTCTTGAGATCCGCCGTCTGCCACCAGACCGAGGGGACCTGCTTCATCGACTTGGCATTCACTCCGGGAACGGCCTCGAGGGATCCGAGCTTACCGGTGTACGACGTGTGAAAGACCACGCCGATCTTAGCGGCCGATACCTTCTTGCCGATCTCGGAGTCGATCGGAACGGCATACACGATCGTGTTTGGATGGAACGTGATGTACTTCTGTCCTTTGATCGTCTCACGTTTCACGGTGTCTTCCGTGAACATGATGTCACCTTGAATGATTCCACGAATGCCGAGCTTGGACAATTCGGCCAAAGCGACCTTCATCTTGTTGTTGAGATCTCCAGAAGCGATGGCCGCGTCGATGTCATCTGGCGTCTTATACACCTCCGGAACTTTATTGAAGATCGACTTCTTGGCGACGAAGAACTTGCCGTCCGCCGAATCGATGCCGCAGAAGATCGCTGGAGCTCCGTCCCACTTGACCGTGACGGACACCGGCTTCTTGCCCTTGCCAGTCAGCGAGTCGCGAACCGACTTGAGGGTCTGAATGGCCTTCTTGGCGCCAGAGACGCCGGAGTAGAGGACTGAGTCCTCGACGTGTGTGAGATGGCCAGCACCTTCTGTCAATATAAATTGTTTAAATGATTTGATCATAGGTCGCGGAGTACTTCGAATGGATTGATCTTAGACGGATCTGATCCGAGTATCGAATATGGACTCTCTGGAGGATTGATGTCCTTGATCTTTATCTCTGGCACGATCTCGTAGAATTCAGTTCGAACTCCGACACGAATCTTAAATGTACCAACTCCGGACATCAATGGAATCGTCAAATTCCCAGCCCTCTTATTCAATGCATTGAGACCAAATTGATCGAGTTTCCCTAGACGATAGAAGTCATCACCAGCCTGAATGTATGAGACTGGTTCTTTCTTACCGCTATTATAGTGATTGGTGACTACTGCGCCTAGATCTTGATCTGGAACCTGTACGATATATTGCTGCTGATCAGAGAGAAAGTCAGCCATCTGATCTCGAGTGACGGCCTTGGGATCCTTGAGTCCGCCTCGAGTGGTGGGAATTGTGATATCATGTATGCTTTTCTTTCCGAGTGCTCGTGCAAGCTTTAAAAGGAATTTCTCAGCCTGCTCTTTTGCTTCTCCCTCGTTCATCAGACTGAGCATGTACTTCTTCAGAGGAGTGAGGCCGTCCCGCTCCGACGTCACCCATTGCTGTCCGTTCCAAGAGATGCGTACATTGCCGAGCTGATCCGTGTGACTCATCTTGACTTCGATGAATGTTTTACCGAGCTGAGGATGAGAGACTTCAACGTCGGAATAGAGAGGATTTGAGTACTTCTTAGCCGTCAGTCCTTTGATATTTAGATCATCAATATTATCAGCAATGAGCTGCTCCCTCTCGTCGCTAGCAGCGGATTCTGTCAGAATGGTAGATTCTTTGATGAACTGTATCAGCGTCTTCATGTCCTTCTATTTATTCGAATCTCGATTCACTTGCTCGCCGAGAGTTCTTCGGCCTTGGGATCGACGGCCGCCATCGGCTTCAGGAGGACGCGGACTCCCTTGTATTCCTTGCCGTTTACCTTGAATCGCGCCGAAGACATGGGCTCGGCCGACAGGACGGCCTTTCGCTTGGAGTCCGATACGTACACCTTGAGGTCTCGATCGTTCAGGCGGAGGCCAACGGAGAATCGAAGGAGATAGGTGTCCGCCGCTTTGGACAGCTTAACGACCTTGCCCTCGGCTCGTCCATCTACATTGTCCTTGCTCTTCTTGGTCTCGCGCTTGTACAGTGGACCAAAGGCTCCGCGGCCGATGAGCTTGGTGTCCTTCACGAGCATGTAGAAACTCTTCTTCTCCTTCACGACCTTGTCGAGTCGATCCGCGATCCTCTGCAGAAAGTCCACGACCGTTGGATCCTTCGATACCACGCCGATCTTTCCGGCATCGGCTCGAAAGTTTAAGATCGAGTAGTAAGGAATGTCGGATGGAGACGAGACCCAGTCATAGGTCAGATAGCACACCTCCTTGAACTTTCCTCCGACCATTGCCACAATCGCGACATCGGCTCTCGGCTTCGTCATCAGATCTGGATCCCCTATCTGCTTATCAAAGACACGATTGACGCCATACACGTTCTCAAACTTGAGCGGCGTGTTTGGAATGACGAGGGTGATGGGTCGTCCGACCTTCAGGATCTCTCCGTTCACGTAAGACATGAATGCCGTCGTGCCTCGCTCGGAGGCGGCCGGCGTGAGGAGCTTATATGACTTATCGAGTCCGGACTGCTTGAACAGGAGCCCATGTGTCTTTTCTGATGCCATTGAATTATGTAGGCTTGACGACGGCCACTGGCGCCTGATACCCCACGATGTGATCGATCACGTCCGCGCGATCGCAGCAGTTCGAGATCGAGATGTATGTGGGCGTCGTCTCGGCTTCGACCTTTGTTCCAGTCATTCCGTCCGTGATCATGTGCTTCTGACGAGCCAAGCACCTTGCGACGGCACGAGAGGCGGACACGGACTCAATGACGTACTTGTCTCGAGAGAATAGAAACACGTCGCCGACTCGACGTCTCACCTGACCCGGAGGAATGTCGAGCGAGTCCATCTCGAGAGGTACTTGATTCTGCAGTTTTATTGTCTTCACATCTCAATCCCTTTCACTTTTGCCAATGCGGCGACTCTCATTTTCCAATCTTAATAAACAAATCAACAATAGACCTGTATTCAATCTTTTCTGCATCTGTTAATTTGTGCTTAATGGCAATTTGGTCAAAGCTCTTATCCCAATCTGCAAATGTATGCTCTTCGCATCCGATTTTTAACCATCCGTGTCTGCAATTCGTCGCTCCGTGATTGCGAGAGTCTAGCAAGTAAAGCGGTGATTTTTCCCATGCATTGCCAAAGACCCGCGCATTGCCAAAGACCTCCGCATTGCCAGAGACCTTCGCATCGTCATAGATCCACGCATTGCCAGAGACCTTCGCATTGCCATAGACCAAGGCATCGCCAGAGACCCATGCATTGCCAAAGACCCGCGCATTGCCAAAGACCTCCGCATTGCCAGAGACCTTCGCATCGCCATAGACCCACGCATTGCCATA